CGACTTACTTGCGTCCCCGAGGGGATGAACGATGGTAGTATCCTACCATCTTTATATATGGTTGTCAAGTGGTAACATTTGATACCGTTTTAGTTGTGCGAAAGGTAGAACGCCTCTCCTCTAGCGCGACATACTCTCTTTACTTCTGCATCATACTTTGGATTTGGTCCATCTGTAATTAGACCTTTAGCAAACTCCCATGCTTCTTTATAACGACTAAACTTATACACATCGTCATAAGTTTTAGCAGACACAAGGACACCATCTGCTCTCTGCAGTTTCATTGTATGCCAAACTGTAGGTTCAGATAGTTTTCGGTAAAAAATGCACCAATTGCCCTTTTGATTTGCACTCATTTTTTCTTTTTCTTTCTTGGATCTTGCCAGAGTTTGGGATTGACTCTTCCCTCTGATTGTTTCATGCTAATAACATTACGATACTTATCCCAATAGTAATCAAAGATATCTACTCTCTTACCAGAAACAGCAATGTCATAACAAACTTTACTACCATCGTCATATTCTACGAGATAAGCAGTATGAGGTAAAGACCTATCGTTTGCTAACTCGGGATCACAATTCTGATGGATTACGTTCAACTGCGACCTCCCCACTTGATCTGGGGGAATGCCTCTTCCACACACTGCTTGGTGATCTTCCAACGCTTGCCAATTGCCTTGTCCTTCATCAGACACAGCACCTCTGCTTCGCCCTTGTGAAGACCCTCTAGCAGTTGAATGAAGAGGGTTTCACGGCGAGACTGAGAGATGTTAGCGCCGCCCTTGAAGAACAGATAGAGCTTACGATACTCATGGAGTAGTTTCGTATGCTCTGTGTCTTCTGGAGCTTCATTTGCTTTGTAAGGAACGTCACCTTCTGGAAGCATTGATACAACACTCTCATCAAAGTTAGCAATCAGAATTTGTCTGAGTGCTGGAGTGTTATACTCTTGTAGAAGTTGAATTTTTTGTGCCTTAGTCTTAGCGTTGCTTACTTTTTGTAGCACTTCATGTAGTAATAATTGCATAACCTAAATGATGTCGTATGTGTATTTAGTCTTCATAATCTTCGTCATCTTCATCGATGAAACGAACTGATAATAGTTCTTCGTTGATGAGGTATCCTTCATCATCAAGCATCTCTGGATGTACGTTTTCTGTTTCCATTTTACCGTACATGAATTCATGTAGCTTCTCGTTTGCTGTCCAACCAGCAATCACACCAACGCAGAGAAAAATAAACGAAACTGTTGCTGAGAAGTAAACGACTGTTGCTTGTGCCATGGTTCAACTCCGAACTCTAACTTTCCTTCTTGTCCCACCAAAGTTCTAAGTTGAAGTAGACTCTTCGCTTAAGCAGGGTAAAAAACTTTGTGATAGCAAAACCTTTAGAAGGTTTTGGATCTTCTTTTTCTTCCTTCGGTCTCGCCCCCCTAAGCATGAGTTCGATACCTCTATTTATTTTAAGATCACGCATTTTTCCTCGCCATTACCATTCCTCTTTTAAGAAACTCTTTTGCAGTTTCTACTAGACCTCCAACAGATTTGCCATCTATTATAACATGGGGGAATCCATTAACCTCTGGAAATTTTTCTTTAAATTCTTCTCTAGTAATATCAACACCAACGACAATGGTGGTTGGAGTTACTCTTGCTCGTTGAAATAATTCTTTCAGTTTATCACAATAAACACATCCAGTTGTTGTATAAGCAGTAATTTCCATGTCAAATAAATTTTTCTAAGGGTGAAGTTGTAGCAGCAATTCTGTCTTGAATAATCTTACAATATTCTGGCGAGAATTCAACACCAACAGAATTAAATCCAAGTTCTTTTGCAGCAATAAGTGTAGTGCCACTACCAGCAAAAGGATCAAAGACGGTTCCTTCTTTGGGGGTGATCAATTTAATGAGATATTTCATCAACTCTAAATTCTTTACAGTTGGATGATCATTCTCAATAGTTCTGTTGTGAGTTCTCTCCTTTACAGAACTTTTTACAGAGTAGAAGAATCTACTGGCAGTTCCAGAATCGCAGTAGGTAGTTTCTCCAATGTATCCACCTCCACCAAAGACTCCACCTCCATACTGCCTACCTTGATAGTCTTCCACGCCATAGTTTCTAGCCCATCCATTACCACGCTCACCAAACTTGGAGAACTGTTCTTCTACTTCTTCGCTTCCATCATGGATAACATTACCTGGCCACCTTCCAGATTCCAATCTTGATTCTTCGATATTGATTCCACCAACACCATGAGTCTGGCAATTTTTTACGATTGTCTTTTCTTTGATTGGTTTTTGTGCAAGAAGAATTGGTTCATAACATGGTTTAAGACCTGTGCCCCATCCTTCCCACTGAGGATCTTTCTTGCCAATGTTCTGACTCTTTGGCATACCTTGACCGTATAACCACATCAAAACATCCTTAACCTTTAGACCAGAATCTTCTACGGCACAGGTAAGACGATGGAAAGTTTTAGAAGCACCAAAGATCAACAAATGTCCTCCTGGTTTTAGAGTTTTGGAAATAGACTCCCAAGTCTCTTTCTTGAATGAGACACAACTTTCATATGCATCCCATCCATTGCCAAGATATTCGATTCCATAAGGAGGATCGGTTACGATAGAATCAAATAGTTCTCCCGTGTAGTTCTCAGAAAAGAGAACGCAATCATCATTATAAAATTCAGAGGTAGGCATCAAAGATCTCCTGACGTTGTTTGTGTTGTTCTTCTTTCAGTTTGATGTGACTGATAAAAGCATCATTATCAATCTCTTTTAATTTTAACACAATATCTCGCTTTGTGTTATCAAAAATTACTTTGGAATCATAGTCAGCAAAGAACTGACTTTCTTTTAGCATGACTTGCCCTGTGCCATAATTGTAATTTACATAGTCGAGGTAATCATAAAGATTAAAGAGATAGGTCTTAGTTGTAAGATTATTTTTATCATTCCCAGAAACATCGATAACAAAAATCCAATAGGAATCAATCACGTCTGAACAATAGTTCTTATAGAGACGATTGAAAGCAACCATGTTCGGTTGCCCAGAACCTTTTTCGTATCCTAACTTAACGTTAATAAGATCGTTGGTAGGTTTCCAGATAAGATCTTCCATTTTTCTGGTTTGCTTACCCTTACCCTTAAGTTTCTCGGGCAGAGAAAACTTATCGGAATATTTTTTTACCAATTTTTCTGCCAAAATCTCCTCAATCTTTTCTCCATAACTATGCCCTGGTTCCTTAACGGTGGGATCAAAACCAGATTCCTCTAGGCACACAGGAAGAAGTTCCTCCACACAGGCAATGATGAATTGTTGCTGCTCCTTGGAGATCATAAAAAAGGGGGTTCGAGACCCCCCTAGTATATCACACATAGATCATTCCCGCAACCATGAGACCGAAAGCAAAGATGGTGAAGAGCATCAGTCCGATGAGCATCCACCATATCCACTTTGGCATGGGCTCATAGTGCGTTGCCACGAGGGAGAACTTCCTCTGGGAAGACGAAGTTTTCATGTGGTTGATCGACTGGTGCCATCCAAGCACGTAGTCCTTCATTCAATAGGATGTTCTTTGTATAGAACGTCTCAAACTCTGGATCTTCCGCTGCACGAATCTCCTGAGATACAAAGTCGTAAGCACGAAGATTAAGAGCAAGTCCAATGATACCGATACTAGAGGTCCATAGACCCATGACGGGAACAAAGAGCATAAAGAAATGCAACCAACGCTTGTTACTAAAAGCAATACCGAAAATCTGTGACCAGAAACGGTTAGCAGTAACCATCGAGTAAGTTTCCTCCTCTTGCGTGGGTTCAAAAGCCTTGAAAGTGTTTGCTTGATCGCCATCTTCGAACAGTGTGTTCTCTACTGTAGCACCGTGAATAGCACATAGCAACGCCCCACCTAGGATACCAGCAACACCCATCATATGGAAGGGGTTGAGTGTCCAGTTATGGAACCCTTGAAGGAACAGCAGGAACCTAAAGATTGCTGCAACACCAAACGAGGGGGCAAAGAACCAACTGGATTGCCCCAGAGGATACATAAGGAATACGCTGACAAACACAGCGATTGGACCAGAGAATGCGATTGCATTATAAGGACGGATGCCAACTAGACGGGCGATCTCAAACTGGCGAAGCATGAAACCTATAAGGGCAAAGCTTCCGTGGAGCGCCACAAAAGGCCAGAGTCCCCCAAGTTGGAACCAGCGGACGATATCGCCCTGAGACTCTGGACCCCAAAGTAGAAGAAGAGAATGACCCATAGCATCTGCAGGCGTCGAAACAGCTGCTGTGAGGAAATTAGCACCTTCAAGATAACTAGACGCCAACCCGTGGGTATACCAGCTTGTAACAAACGTTGTGCCAGTAAGCCAGCCACCAAGGGCCAAATAAGCAGTGGGAAAAAGAAGGAGTCCAGACCAACCCACAAATACAAAGCGATCTCGTTTAAGCCAGTCATCCAGGACATCAAACCACCCCCTTGTTGTTCTTTGTTGTGTTAATGCACTTGATACCATTTGTTTTTTCCTTTTCTTTTTTTAACCAATATAACTGAGGCCATGTGTCCATGATAACCTCTCTTAATTTGTAGGATGCGTTGTCGTTGATCATAGAAGTAAAAAGGGGACCGAAGTCCCCTAGTTGTTTTTCTAATAAATGACGTTTATTAAGATTCCGAGTATCAACCAACAGCAGGTGCGGTGAGAGCAACAGGAGTGTTCTCAGCAGCAGCAAGGTCAAGAGGGAAGTTGTGAGCATTACGCTCGTGCAT